GGTTAATTTATTTTATTGTTAATATTTATAAAAACATTGAATATTATTTGTAAAATAATTTAAATTATTTAAGATCTTCTGGTCAGAACCTTTTTCCGTATTGAGGAGCAAGAAAATTTGATCCTCGGATGGTGGCACCACAAAAGGCGGTGGCTTAATGCCAAGTTGGAAAAACATGCGTACTGCCTTCGGTTTCCAAGGTATTTCCTTGAAAAAGCACGCTTTCTGAATCTCCAAAGGTAGAGTCATCCAGCACTTCTCGAGATACCTTTTGACGTATGGATTAGCATAACAGTTTTCAAACATGAGAGCTACTATTCTCTGCGCTACATCAAAGTCATCTGCATCTGCCTGTCTTGGGTAAATCATAGATAAGACAAGTTCTGCTGTATCCCTCAATGGATAACCATTGTTTACGTACCTACCTAAAAACCTGGCTTTGCTTAGGTCGTTAACTTGTTGACTCTTTTCTGGGTTAACTACCACACCAAACTTTTCTTTTATAACTCTAACTAATCTTTCCATGTCCAAGGGAACATCTGCGTCCAACACACAAATGCTATCGTCACCGAGAACCGAGTAGAAGTCAATATGCCTACCTTGTTCTTCAACACCATAATTAACCATTATGGATGTACAAACGTCTTCGTCTCTCTGGAAGCCTAAGCTGCCACTGTCTGTACCACCATTTTTCTGATAAACGTGGCCATCCGGCATGATGAATGTTGTGTCTATTGTTTCTTTGAACAATTTTGAAGCAACTAAACTTTCTGATGAAGTAAATTCTATATTTGAGGTCCAGATGTTATGTCCTATACGTAACAACCAAGGGGCTAAAGAAGTGTCATACTTGGAAAAGTCGAGACAAAGGATAGATCTTTTCCCATATCTGCTCAAGTCATTAAATAAACGATACCACCCACGATGATACATGGTATACCTGAAGGCTGTTGGAATAGTTTCTGATTTCTGAGCGACCGATGTAATCCATTTTCGGTACATCATATGTTCTAGAATCAGAGCACTGAATGGCTTACCCCACACTCCGCGCAATTTATTTTTATCCTTCGTAGTAATGCTTGTCTTAGCAAAAATCATGGTCCATGGAAATTTATAACTTCCTGCGAGAATACCATGATATAGAGTACGAGCATCTAGCACTGCTTGATCGTAACATTCATCTTTAGTTTTATATCCCATCCTAACATAAGGCATGCCTGGATTGGTGTTCAAAGTGAACTGCGTTCTTTGTAATTCATCGAATTTATACGTACCACATTTTTCAGTT